AACATAGTATATGCCGGATCACCTGGAACCCGCCTTTCACTTGCAGGATGGACATATACGCCTCTTCACGGATCTTCTGCTTCCGGCTGACCTTTACGTCCAATTGATGATGGCAATAAGGGCATTCGATTTTGTCGCCCAATTTATCTTTACTCGTATTGATCCACATCTTACCACATTCGGAACACCATAGCTCATCCTTACATTTGTAGGCAAAATGGTCAAACAGATGCTCTTTGGCCCAGTCTTCCTGTTCCTTCGTGATGGCAGGCAGTTTTCCGCTTAACTCCGTCACCAGCTTTTCCAATTTCGTTCTCGACTTCATATCAAAACAGGCTCATTTGTTGGACATTTGTATCTGCTTTCTTTTTCGCCGGCTTCTTTTTGAGCAATTGGTATTGCTCTTCGGCTAACCGTTTGATAGCCGCTTCACGGGCTATTTTCTTCTCTTCTTCTGTGAGTTTTACTTTCCGAGAAGAAGAAACAGAACAACAGGCAGAAACTTTTTCTATCTTGATATTCTCTTCGTCATAATAATGCACGGCCATCCCAAAGACTTCCGAGTCACTCATTGCAACAGCAGTTCCTCGTTTACGAGCCTCTCCTAAAATGTAACGGCAGCATTCATCAATACTCTTATTTGGATTGGCAAACTTTGGAGCAAACAGGGTATCTTCTTCTGCTCGTTGTTTCAAATAATCAGCAATTATGTCATTAAAACCTTTAACTTGTCCCATCTTGATTTCTTTTTTTTATTGCCTTCTCTGTGTAATGTTGATTTTTAAAGGCACGCTCCAAAAGGAGCGCACCAAAAGATTAAAGTTTAAAAGTGAATGCTGCCACCGCCCGAACCCTGAGACTGCCGTACTTGTTGTTGCTGAGCGTGCTGCCATTGGAGAAGTTCACGTGCCATGCGCAGCTCTGGCTGCCCTCGGTACTGGACCAATACCACGACGAGGAGAGGGGAGATGCCGAAACATAAGCGAATGCTTTGTTTAGTTCGTCCATATAATGGGCCATTAAATTTAATTGACCAAGAGATGGTATATACTCGCCATCTTCCAGCAGATTTCTCAATTTTGGATTTATGGCTACAAGGCGTTCCGTATTGCCGCGTCCGTCAATGTCAAACAGCGCATCATATTCACGTTCGTAATATGTCCCACTTCCGGATTCTTCACGGCTATCATCGTCAAGCAATTGTACGCTATCATGCTCCGTCAGTGAGATTGCAAATGACATGTATCCGTGCTTCAACCCGATGTATCGTACACAATCTTTGGAGTTATCGCCGGTAAACGGCTCTACGTGTCCGTCTTCGTAGATTAGATACAGTCCGCTGGCGTGCTCTACTTTGTCATCTTTAGATGGTTCGCGGTCGTTACATACGGGTTGGCCACTCTTGGTGATCGCCGGCATGATTACCGACAGGTTTAAATTTTTGATGTTAACATTCATTGTTTTTAAATTTTAGGTAGTTATAGATGTATTAATGTTTCGTGTTTTGATTGATTGATTTCCTTTTCCAGTCTGTCGATCAATCTTTGATGTTTGGCAGCCACATAATTACAGTGTATTGCTAAATTTCTGTCGCGCTCTTTTTCGAGACGCTTTATTTCTTCTAATTTCCAGTCTTTTTGCATGATCATATATTTTTTATTCCGATGTTAATAACTCAACCTCTGTACAACGAACCCACAGACGGCGGTCTAAACAAACCTCATTGGTACTTCGGTTTATGTCGACAACTTTTCTTGTTTTCTGTTTGTATTTGACAGATGAACCTATTTTACATTGAGTTTTGAAAACATTGATTTTCATTTCTTGATTGCTTTTTTGAGTTCTGAAATAATATATTTGCCGGGAGAGTGCAGCCGAGCTCCTCCTCGTTCAGCAGCTTGGATTATGGTCCAAATGGGATGCCCTATTTCTCCATTGTTCGACAATTGGCAAATGGTGTTGAACTCGTCTGGAGGGATAAATAATCTGTTCAGCCTGTTGGTCAGTCCTTCGAAGTTTCTTTCTATCCCATCTGTATTGGAATCTTTAGAAAAAAGATTATTTCCGCATCCTCCATTTCCCCCTGTGGGGGATAGAGGGGGAGGATACTTTTCTTTACTTTCTTTTTCTTTACTTTCCTTTTCTTTTCTTTTATTGCTATCATTTCCCGTAGCATTTGCTATAGCTTTGCTATCATTTTCGATAGCATTTGCTATATTTTTGCTATTTCCCCACCTTTTTTCAAGACCTTTCTTTCCAGCTTCAGCTTTTTTTCTACTTTGTTCGTCTTTAATCTCCATTCTTTGTTTGAAACTTTCGGAGTAGAAGTACTTACCGTCATCGGTAAAGACAAATAACCCAAAATCTTCAACGACTGATTTTATCAGGGAAGTGTCTTCACGAAGGTCAAAGGCTATCATGTTATAATCTTTGACACTCGTGTATTCCGGTTCTTCCCTTAATCTTTCAAGGATCATAAAGTAAACACCGTAACCGGCAGCTTTATGCCGCATTCTAAGCCGTATAAGTTTGTCAGAGTTTCTTGCATTGCTGTCATGGGGAAAGTAGCTTGTCAACTCTTTCCTTGTTGCCATATCATAAATTCTTCTCCACTTTATCAATATCCTGTCTTATTGAGTCTAAGCGATTCCTTCTCGTAACTAAGCAGGCTTCGAAGTGAATCCAGTTGATGCGTGCAAGAAGCATTGAGTCGGTCCAATCGGTCGACCAGATAGCATTCGTCTTCCGCGATGCTATCCAGTAAGGCATTCTGCACTTTGGCCGACAGGCAATTTTCTTTCGCTATCCGGATGATCATGTTCTGTATCTCGTCAGACTTTTTCTTCCGGAGTATTTTTTTTGCCTCTGCGAGCATTTCGCCGGTACGCATCATGTAGACCATGATGACGGATATGCGCTCTTGTATTTCCGCCGGATTGTTCGAGCAGGTGGTGTTTAGATAATCGCTTATTTCTTTTATCTCTTTCTCCATCGTCATACGTTGTTTAAGTACTCATTCACAACTTTCATAAATTCGCCGATCGAACGGACAACGACATATTTGGCGCCGATCCGACCAAACTCAGCTTCGTATTCCTTCTGGTGTACGGATTGCCTGTTTTTGCCGGCCTTCAACTCGATCCCCATAAACGGGTGTTCTTTATTTGGATATAGCAAAATGAGGTCCGGGACCCCGGCTCTGACACCCATTTGTTTAAACTTCGCCGCCTCGACTGCATTGCGATAGCCTCCGTTAGGAACGTGTATCAGCAAATGTCTGAGATTCGCATATTGCAAATCGAACCATCTGACTATTGACTTTTGTAATTGATCTTCTATATGTCTCATTCGTAATTCTTATTATTAGATTAGAGGCAGCGGCCGGAGTCGAACCGACATCCAAGTGCAACCATTTCAGGATGTGACATTCATTCCCACATTGCGCAACACGCTGACTGTTTGCAAGCCGCATCTTTACAGAATTGGCTTGCATAAATAATCATCACTCTGCTTCAGCGATAATAGACAACTGGCCACAAGCGGCTCCGTTCTCAATCTCAGACTTGGTCGCGATTGCTACAGCGTAGTCATAACCCATTCTTTCAAGTTGTTCTTTAATCTTTTCCATAACTCTGTAAATTAAAATGTTTATACTAAATTTACTCCCTCAATAATTCCGTTACCGAGATTGTTTTTTTCTGATATATTGTTTGGGTTGATTGGGGATAATTTCACAAAGAAGTGTTCTTTATCAAAATACTTCTCCAGCTTGTCAGCATCAAAATCAGACTCATCAACCAATGTCAGGTTAATGGTCGTTTTCAGATTGCTCTTAGTCCGAATCTGTCCAAGCTCCTCAATACTCATTTTCTTAGGATAAGGAATAAGCCAGTTACGCTTTTCTTCATCAAAACTATGAAGGCTTATCTGCAATGTTATATTACCTTCAACAAACGAGAAATCGCTACCCTTGACTCCAATCGTTGAAACATAATGGTGGGTGTTCGGATATATTTCAGAAATACGCTCGATAGCTTCCTTTACGGCTTCAATGTTCAAGAATGGTTCTCCCATACGGGTGTAGTTTATCTTGAACTCATTGGCATCGCAAGGGTCGAATCCAGCCTGCTCAATGGCAAATTCCACCTGACCGACAATCTCATCAGCCGTAAGGTTGCGATAGCGTTTCATATTACCTGTAGCGCAAAACTTGCATCTTACAGGACATCCGCTCATTGTCGAAACTCCAATCATCCACCGTTCAGAACGATTTCCAAGATTATCATTGTCCAAGAAGTTCTGTTTTCTTCCGATAGCATCTTTTGTGTAGTACGGCAGAAAAGTGTCTGTCATTTCTATAAGCATGCCGTCTGCAAGACGTAAACAATACACTGTTCCATTCTTAAAACTCTTACTTTTTACTATATCCATGATTATTCAAAATTGAAATTGTCTTCATCATTCGGTTCATAGTCCGGTATGTCGTATCCAAAATCCATCGAACTGTTTCCTTTCTCATCCTTCATCCATCGGTGTTACAACCGTGTCACGTCCGGTCTTGTCTACGATGATCTTCTTTCCCGATACGGTGATTTCCGTCTTACATCCTTCAGGTAGGGACTGGAAGAATTTGCGGACAGATGGATTGTTGGCGTCGGCTGTTTTATCCGTATTTTTGTCATCTTCGGCATCATACGGGAATATATCCATGAGTGCGGTTTCGGTGACAGAAGCGATTTCGTAATTGGCCAAAGTACCCTTCATTCCTTTTTCCAGCACTTCGATAGCTTCTTTCAAATTGGAGGCTTGTGTCAGCATCTGTGCAGATATTTTCTTTTCAGCTCCGCTTTTCTCGTCGAGCGTAATGAAGTAGACTTTGATCTTATAGAAGCGGTCGCCATTTTCATTGAAGAATATCTCGGACAACTTTGCCCGCTTGATGTCTTTTATCACAAACTCACCGCTGATAAAAGGGGTTAATTCTTCAATGATACGTGCCTCTGCTTCTGTAAACGACAAGGCGTCGACCAAATAGGGCTCCGTCACTTTCTTTTGCTTTCCGTCCTCCATTATCTTTTCATAGGAGACTTTACATTCAAACCAATTGTGCATCATACTCTATTTCTTTTAATTCGTTCAACTTATTTGCGGGACGGAGCGGAATCGAACCGCTCTGACGCATGGCTTATGTGATCACTTCCTTTCGTCCCAAAACTCCCCTCTGCATATCCTCACGGACGGCAAGGGGAAACTAACCTAAACTAATACCATGCAAAACACACTATTGACTATCCCCAGACTTTCCAGTCCGGGATGTATTCGTAATCATTCATTTCAAGCTCCTTTCTAATTTACGGGCCATCTTCCTGCATCTGCGGGCTACATCCAGATCGACCGGCTTAGAGCAGTTGGCGTCTATTAGTACTTGCGACCGACTGAGCAGACCTATGATTGTTTTAACATCTGTTTTACTTATCCTGTCTTCATCCTCAAGTCATGGAACCTCTATCTTGTCGAAGTCAATGCCGTGTTCGTTCATGAAGTTGCCGAGAGCGATAATATTTTCACGGGTTGTTGTGACCTTGAAGGCACGAGTTAGAAGTTCCGGCTGTGCCGGCACAGGCTGTTCTTTAGGCTGATCCATAAAAGAAGGTTGTCCATTCATCCTTTGATTAGCCGTATTAAAAGGATTGGGTTGGCTAACTTTGGGTTGTTCTGCTTCTACTTTCTTACGTGCTTCTTCCTGTTCTTTTCGTTCCTGTTCAGCTTTGATACGTGCTTCTTCTGCTGCTTGGGTACGTTCGCGTTGTTCCTTCAGACGATTAGCATACTGGATAGTATCGCCAATGTTCATCGTGTCCATATAGTATGTGCGAAGTACGTCAAAATCATCACCGCCAAAGCCTTTAAGCGTTTCAAGATCTTCGTCAACCTTAGCGAAAACCGTTTCAATGTCTGCTTGTACCGCTTTCATGCTTGTGGACTTGTTAAGCCATTCCTGCTTGAAGATTTTCCGAAAGTCGATCAGATTCGTATTTCCATCGTCGAAGTAGGAACGGATAACGGCAAGTTTCTTGTCTTTATACTGCTGCTCGTTCTGCTTGACTACCGTGTCAATCTTGGCAGAGCATTCGCCAATCAATTTTACGGTTTCAGCCACAACTTCCTTGAACTCCCCGAAAGGTTTCATAAATTCCTTTTCGATTTCAAGACGTTTTGAGTTGAGAAGTTTGGCCGCCTTGTTGAGAGCAGCTTTATCTCTCTTCGCTTGGTCGATATTGTCATCGTTATAGTTAGATATATCGTACATGGGAAGAGTTGATTTTACCATGTCTCTGATTTGGATCGCATTAGTAGTAAGGCTACCTAATGTTTTTTCACTAACGATCAGTTCAAGATCGCTTTCTTTTATTGTTATTAACTGCTGTGTTTTCATATTGGGTTTAATTAATTATTTTATCTATCATATCGTTAGCAAGGCGTATACGCCTATCCATCTCCGCGAATATTTTTTCATCCGGCAGGATACGGACGATGTGTATCGGATCGGATTGGTATGGATTATAGGCAATGAAATATACCTCTTTCGCCCCTGTACACATCATGTGTGCCATGCACTGGTAGAAGTATTCATATTTTACGCTTAATAGGGATGCGTTGTCATAAATCTCGTTCTTGTAACGCATGAATGTTGCCTGGTTGGGACATTTTATTTCCAGACAGGACTTTATGCCGGTGTTCTCGTCGTAGTAAAAACCGTCTGGACTGCTGGCAAAATGTGGAATGGTAGGATGTTTGCACGAACCGACCTCCACAATATGCAGACCGGATATTTCGGCATACAGGTTGCGAGCATCCGCCTCTTGTTCGTTGCCCCATCGTATCGCCTTGCTGGTCACTTCCGTTTGCTTGAGATATTCGGCAAACTGGCTATCGTCATTAACGATAGCCGGATTCATTGCCCTTTCTGATGCTATTTGATATATGTAGCTTTTCCCCGTTTCAGAAAAGATGTCCGTGCGCCCGCTTTTCATTAGTAAGCCGACATTGCTGCCTGTGATATTCCCATGACGGGCGCGGAACCAAGCTATCGTATGCTGTGCTGCATTATCAATCATAACAGGGTTTTTTGTGAGGGTTGTTTACTATCCGTCTCTGCTTTTTCAGCCGGGTATGGTTGCTGTTCTTCCATTTTTTTTTGGACGGCTGCTTTGCTTGCCAGATCGGCCAGCTTGTTTTTGGGCTTGATTTCTTCATATTCGACATCCTGTATGTCGTCAGCTTCTTCTTTAGTCAAGAATCCCATGCTGATTTCAGGACAGTACATACGTTGCCAGAATGCAGCAGCACGATAAGTAAGCATAAGGCTTGGCATTGTAACCCACTTGCTACCGGTTTTTGTATACCATCCTTCCTTAATTGCCGTTTCAATCGTTATAGGATCGGATTCAAGTGTCTCCCCTGTAGAAAGTTCAGTTGCGTAGGCAATACATTCAATGTTGTCAACATCTGTACCGTCAAACTCTTTTACCACTATGGTATTACGCTTAGCAACATTATCCCAAACCGTTTCGTTATATTTGATCTTTCCGACCTTACCGAGACTTCGTTTTCGGTATCGTAGGGATGAATATTTACCACTCATGTTGATGGTAGCAATAAGGAATTTGCTCGACCATGAGGGGTTGCCCTTGACAATGTAAAGGTTTTGCATGACCATCAGCGAATTCACGCCCATACGTGTTGCCATATCAATCGCAATCACACAGTTGCCAACATTGCCTTTATAGGTTTCTGGTACGATTGTGCTTTCCGTGTACATCTTTGCCATGCGTTGCATGACCTCGAACTGTTTCACTATCTGTCCGACCGGAGTAAGTGCAAATTCGGCAGCTTGTTTTGCCTGGGTAATCTGCAGTTCTGTTGTTTGAATCTGTTGTTCCATTATTATACTGTTTTAATGTTGTTCGTTTTTGTAAGCCTCATATACGATGCCGATGGCGGAAAGGATCTCCTCCAGCCTTATGCATTTTCTTTGATAGTCACATGCAATAATTATGTTATTCTGTGCTTCCAATGCGTATTCAACGAGCTCTCCGTGGCTCATCGCCTGCAAGTCTTCTTTTGTTTTCATTTGCTATGTTTTAATAGTTGTACGTGTTCATTTCAAACCTCCAATCTTCTAACATTTCGTCGAATTCTGGATCATTGGTTTCTTCTCCGTCGTAGCAAAGATCGCCGTCCGGGTTCTTGATGTAGATCTCCTTCATTTCCGTTCCTCCTTATGTATTGCATATAATAAGGAAAGGCCACATGCAAAGAAGAGAACAAGGGAATAGTTGTAGAACATCCCGACACCACTGCCTATTGCCATAAGCAAGGCCATCACAAAGATGATTTTGTTTTCTGTTTCCATATCGTTGATTTTTAAATTTGTTTCAAAAAGGAAACCGTATCTACCTATCACAGGCCGATACGGCGATATTACTACTTATTCTAAACCAATAAAAAATAACTGAGGCCAATCGCGGACTCGATCCGCGTGTAAACCCAGGTGAGCTTTTTAGGCGAGACACGTTGATATAATTAAAATTTTCACCTTGTTTATTTGGCCGCCCAACCATCTCTAAGGCGGAATAAATATTTCTTTCATATCAATGTTTGTTATGTGGCAATACGGTCTTCTTAACCAACCACCGCAAGGATACCCGGATAGGGATTGCCACGAGTTATATAGTATGGAAATAAAAAGAGTCAAAAAAGAAACCGTATCGGCTTGTCGCAAGAGGATACGGATAAGTTGGTTTTGCCAACTTCGTTAGCTGTAAACAATAAAAATTAAAGAATTAGTTGAGTAAAAATTTGTCCCCGGCAGCCGATCCGATCGACAGCTTCGCGCCTTTGTACCGGGGTTTCTTAACTTTGTAGTGTCAAATCAAAAAAATTAAGAAAATGAGCAAGTTTATTGAACTAAATTCTGGGAAAGACAAATTTATCGTGAATGTTAATTCTATTTCTTATGTTGAAAGAAGCGACTTGTCTGGTTCTGTTGTGCATTTTGCCTATTCAAGACCGGATGCTACTGCTGTTTTGTATGTAGATCAAAGTCTTGATCAGATCAGGGAATTAATCGCTGAATAATTCTTTCTTCCGGAAAACGGGGATTCCTATGATATAAAGGGTTGTTACCTGTTCTGCAATGTGCATTTCCTTTTTAAAGGTTTCCCCGATTCTTACTTCACGTAAGCGTTTTGTCTTTACTTCTTTTTGGATAAGTACTTTCATAATCACGTTTTTTAATTCGTTCCCGGAGGCCGATCCAATCAGCAGCGTAGCGCCTTCATGTCCGGGATATATCTTATTCGTAACGACGGTTGACCAACTCCATGACCGAGTAACACCGAAAGGGATCATCTGAAAGTGAACGTTACGCGCTCCAACCTCACATCGACAACACCGGTTAAACAACACCGGAAGCAATAACCTCATACAGTTTGTTGCTGATCGATTGAAACGACCCGTCTACCAGCCCAAGCAAAAGCCTATTTACTGGAAGGCAGGATTTAATCCACAATGTTAAAGAACGTCTATATCGGTGCTCCCTGCCGGACTTGAACCGGCGACCTTATCATTATGAGTGATCTGCTCTGACCTGTCTGAGCTAAAGGAGCGGATATCGGAAAACTCCGACGATTGGTTTATTTTTTCTTTTTGCTCAATTGCCATCTGATGAATATCTCGTCTACACGGCTTAACTCTTTCAGTTGGGCCGTTGGATATTCTATCTTACCCGGTCTTATTATTGGTTTGATAGCTCCTGATCTTCTCCAGCGGAGTACGTTTGCCTGTCCGTATATTCTTTCCGCTCTCCGCTGTGAGATATATTCCGGATCGTCTTTGTCCTCTTTCATGAATGAAGCGAGACGGGCGGCTATATCCGTCACAAACTTGTCGTAGGTGACCGATTTCTCGAAGAATGTTATTTCTGCGTTCATAGGGTTGTTTGTTTTTTTGTTCCCAGCGGAGGCACTACCCTCTGCTGGGATTGCTTAACTTTGTAATTGTTATCATCTGAGAGACAATAACTCACGCCTCCCGTTTTACAATACAGTATTCTTCCAATTCTCCAGTAGAGACAGAAAATTTCATGTTTGTGGAAGTGTTCAGCCTTGCAGCTATGACACGGGCCTGGGTTGTGGTTAGGTCCGGTCGGTAGAATGTCTTTGATTCACCAACCTTGAAATTCTTAAATGTTTCAGTCCAGACAGGGCGCATTACTATTCCGTCAATGACTGTCTTTTTTCTCCGCTTTTGCTTTGTCGCTAACATAATGTATATTATCTACAT